ATCCACCATCCGGAATTAATTTTAATTCTATTTCTGTAAACATTCATATAGAGATTGGAATTGATAGCATTTTTTCAAATCCCTTAAAAATCAGATCTCTACAAATATCCTCTCAAGCACTTGGACAGTCGCCAAACAGAATTGGAACAAGATTTGGTGCAGAGATGTATCCATATAAAAAAGATGGGCTATATTTTGATTATAAAACCATCAACCCATTTAGCCTATCGAAGACTAGCACGCCATATCTTTATATGAGCGGTTCTTCTGGGATCAGAATGAGGGGCGACTACTCCCCCTCTGACTCAGACGGTATAACTTTGCCAATTAACAAAAACTTAAAACAGTTCTTTAAGGTGGGAGCTTTTCAGTTTGCAATAAGATATGACGAAGAGCTTTTTCCAGAGGCCCCAGCTCAGGTTTTTGAAATAGAAGATAAAAATGAAATAATTAAGTTTTATCTTGTTGCAGAAAAAGCTACAAGAAGGCGAGGATATATATTTGCCATTAACAATTCTACTGGACAGCTAAACCAATCGGTAATTTATAATTTAGACGGAAGATCAGTCAAGAAAGCTGTACTTTCTTTAAATTCTTGGTCTATGATAGGGCTTGCATTCTCGGAACCGCTCGACATGTCTGAGACCGTCGGGGCATTTAGAGTAACAAGTCCGCTCATGTTTGATGCTATTTCTTTCTATCAGGTTACCGAAGAAGACGAAGCAGAAAAATTTGCTTACCGAAAGTGGTATGCCGTAAGATCAGAGCCAGACAACCCGCTTGACTGGGAGTATTGGAAAGAGCTTGATAGCAATAGAGAAGATCCCAGCAATCCTGGTCAGTTCCTACCATACAATTGGCAAGAGGTATTATTCCTTTCAGAAGAAGCGGTAACAATTCTAGACCCATCAAAGATTTACAAGCAGTATGTTGGAACAGATAGACTTGTATTTGATAATGATTATGTTCTAAATCTTAATAATTACCGATATAGCTTCTTTAAAGACGTAAGATGGTCACGACAAATACTGGATTCTGCATAATATGCTATAATTGTGGTTATGAAAGAACCAAAACCACGCTTTCCTGGTCAGGTTGGTGACACAAAGGTACAGGTTGTCGAGGAAAACTTCTCCAACTTTGGCACATATGTTTGGCACAAGCCCAATGGCAAAGCTTTTACAGATGGAAACGGTAACGCCCTGTCTATTGAATCAATGAAGGGCGACCTAACTCGTATTCAAGAATTACAAGATGCGGCCAAGTATTATGGTCAAGAAGAAGGAACCGCAAAGTTTTATTCTAATATGCGTAAGATTTCTGAAGAAGAGCACAGCGAGCAGGTAGACAGAATGAAAGAGGGCCTACTCCCTAACATGAATGACCTAGGCGCCGTTATTGCTGCTAAGAAAACACTAAAGCAGTGGGGGGATGAAGGATAATGTCACAAGAGTGGACTATTGGTGCTCGCATCGATGAGGTAAACCAGATCGAAGATCAGTTTAAAAAACAAGATCCTTTTAATCAAAGCTGGGAAAACCTTAAGTCATACCGCGGCATTGAGACAAATTTTAAACGTCGCTCCAACAGGATTGCTAAAAATCTTCAGATGCCACCAAGCGACCAGTACATGGTTAGTGCTAGGACCAACCAGGTAGGCATTGACGGGGCACAGTCCAAAGAGATTAATCCAGGAGATGTGTTTCGTAATGGATACGGAATGTTCGACGTCATTACTCCTCCTTGGAACCTTTATGAGCTTGCAAACTATTACGACACTTCTTTTGCCAACCACGCAGCTATCGATGCCAAGGTGGAAAACATTGTTGGTCTTGGGTATGACTTCCACCTCTCAGACAGGACCATGCTACGTCTTGAAACAAATGAAGATCGTGAAGCCGTTAAGCGTGCTCGTAACAGAATCGAAAGAGCAAGAATTGAGCTTCGTGACTGGATAGAAACTTTGAATGATGACGAGTCGTTCACAAACACACTTATGAAATTTTATACCGATGTTCAGGCTACTGGTAATGGCTACCTTGAGATCGGTAGAACGACAAAGGGAGAGATCGGATATGTCGGACACATTCCATCAACTACAATGCGAGTGCGTAGACTGCGTGACGGGTACGTACAGATAATTGGAAACAAAGTAGTTTACTTCCGTAATTTTGGGGCACGTAATCAAAACCCAATTACAGATGACGTAAGACCTAATGAGATCATTCACTATAAAGAATACTCTCCTCTAAATACTTTCTATGGTATCCCAGATATCATGTCTGCCATTTCCTCACTACATGGAGATCAGCTAGCTTCGCAGTACAACATTGATTACTTTGGTAACAAAGCTGTACCCCGCTACGTTGTAACTCTTAAAGGCGCTAAGCTCTCTGCTGACGCAGAGGACAAGATGTTCCGTTTCCTCCAGACTAGTCTTCGTGGCCAGTCACACAGAACATTGTATATACCTCTACCTGGCGATACTGAAAACAACAAGGTAGAGTTTAAGATGGAGCCAATTGAAAACGGTGTTCAAGAAGCATCATTTAATGAATACCGAGTTCGCAATAGAGACGATATCCTTGTTGCACACCAGGTTCCACTTTCTAAAATTGGTGGCGGCGACGCTTCCTCTATTGCTTCTGCTCTAGCACAAGATCGTACCTTTAAAGAGCAGGTAGCAAGACCAGCCCAGAAGAATCTTGAAAAGATGATTAACAAGATTGTCAAAGAAAAGACAGACATTCTTGAATTCAAATTCAATGAGCTAACACTAACTGATGAAATTGCTCAGTCGCAAATTATTGAGCGTTACGTAAAGACACAGGTAATGACGCCAAACGAAGCACGCCAAGAGCTTGGCTTGCCTCAGCGTCCAGACGGTGACGACCCATTTGAAATGTCCTCACGTCAGCTTACTGACGCCAGAGCAAATCTAGCGGGTAACAGGGAGAGAGACTCAGAAAGATCTAACAATCAATCAGATAGTCCATCTACTGTTAGCGGTCGTAATGCCCAAGGCGAAGGCGCAGCATCAGAATAAAAAATATTACATTATTGTAACATTTTTTAAAAAACAGTATATAATGGAGCTAGTATGACTATCTTTAAAGCCCACTGGGATACTGAAGGCGACGATGTTCGCCTCTCAATGCCGTTCTCAAAAGTTGACCAAGAGCGTAGAATCGTTTCTGGTTTTGCAACTCTTGACAACGTAGATAAGCAAAATGATATTGTCACAACCGAGGCTTCGCTAGGAGCCTTTTCTAAGTTTCGCGGAAACATTCGTGAGATGCACCAGCCTTCTGCTGTTGGCCGCATGGTGTCCTTTAAAGAGGATAAGTATTTCGATCCCGACACCAAGAAATTCTATAGCGGCGTTTATGTTTCTGCGTATATTTCTAAAGGCGCCCAGGATACTTGGGAAAAGGTTCTTGATGGCACATACACAGGTTTTTCAATTGGTGGGAAGATGCTAAAGTGGGACGATGCATATGACGAGAAGATGGACTCTCAGATTCGTATTATTAAAGAGTATGATTTGGTAGAGCTTTCTCTTGTCGATTCCCCCGCAAATCAATTTGCCAACATCCTTTCTGTAGAAAAGGTAGGCGGCGCTGACGTTCTTAAGGGCGACAGCGTTGCAGAGTTGGAAAATGTATTCTGGGATTCAGAATCAGGCCTTGTCATACTGTCTGAAAAAGAATCCGAGAATCACCCACTGTCGGGGGTATCGATGAAGAACATTGGTTTTGTAGAAAAAACCGATGCAGAGAAAGCCGACATGATTAAGTTCTTAGTTGATAGTGCTAAAGGCATGAATCTTTCTAAGATGACAGAGGAGGTAAGTCCTATGACTGACACAACAGAAAACCTTACAGAGAAATCTGACGAGGTTGTTGAAGAAGTAGAGGTCGCTCCAGAGGCAGATGTCGAAACTGAAGCAGTAGAAATCGTAGAAGAGGATGCCGAAAAGGCTGACTCTGTCGATGATGCTCCAGAGGCAGAAGCCGAGGTTGAAAAGGCCGACGCTGCTGAAGCTGACGTTGAAAAGGCTGACGACGCTGAGTCCGATGTCGAGAAGGCCGATGCTGTCGAGGTAGAAGAGGTAGCCAAGTCCGACGATGCAGCTGTTGTTGAAGCAGTAGCTGAGATCAAGGATACCCTCTCATCAGCCTTTAGCGATCTAGCAGAAACCGTTAAGTCTCTACACGAGCAGGTTAATGCACTCAACAAGTCAATTACTGGTGTTTCCGATGAGCTTTCAGCAACTAAAAAAGAAATTGCTGATGCTAAGGGCCAGTTTGATGAGTTTGGTAAGCGTGTCGATGCTGTAGAGCAAGACACTGCTTTCCGTAAATCTGGCGATCTAGGCGAGATCGTGCAGGAACAGCCAGAAATGGTTGAAAAATCCCTATGGGGCGGTCGTTTCCTCAAAACTGCCGACTTATTTAATTAAGACACAATCACTTAGGAGGTGAAATATGTCGGAAGAGATTAAGAAAAACAATCCAGATGCAGCAGGTGATGACTCAGGTCGTTATAATGCCGAAGGTGCATTTGCTTCTGGTGGCGTTGGTGGCGTAACCAACCCTGGTGCAGACACACTAGGTAACGTACCCACCGCTAGCTTTGGTGTTACAACTGGTCCCAATGCCGTAAATCCTTCGGGTGATGCAGGCAGTGGTATCCTACGTCCTGAACAAGCACGTCGTTTTATTGACTACGTGTGGGATGGTACTGTTCTCGCCAAAGATGGTCGTCGCGTAACTATGCGTGCCAACACTATGGAACTTGAAAAAGTTAACGTAGGTGAGCGCGTTATTCGTGCGGCTTCTCAGGGTGTGGGTGACTACACCAACACTGGTGCAACCTTCTCCAAGGTGGAACTTACTACAAAGAAGATCCGTCTTGACTGGGAGGTCAGCGCTGAAGCACTCGAAGACAACATTGAAGGTGCTGCTTTGGAAGACCACCTTGTTCGCTTGATGACAAATGCATTTGCAAATGACATCGAGGACCTAGCCATTAATGGTGACGGTGCAACAGGTAACTTCCTTTCGATCCTTAACGGGTTCGTAAACCGCGTAAAGACTAACGGCGACGCACACGAGTACGTTGCTACGGTTACCGACAACGCTTGGACTACAGAGGTTATGCAGGGAATTCTCCTTGCAATGCCCCGCAAGTACCGTGCGTTGAAGAACAACCTCAAGTTCTACGCAGGCACCGACGCATTCCAGGGTATCGTTAAGAATAACGGTACTCTTGCAGATGCAATTGCCGAAGCCTTTGCTGGTACACCAGCTGGTACAGAGCGCAACCGTCAGGCATACCTTGACGGTCAGGCCCAGACTATGGGTACTGCTCGCACCACTCGTGTTCTTGGCATTGACGTTCTAGAGGTACCCTACTACCCAGCTGGTTATGTTGACATGACATTCCCCGCTAACCGTGTATGGGGCTTCCAGCGCGACATTACCGTTAACCGCGAGTATGTTGCCAAGAAGGACACGATCGAGTACACCGTATTCGTTCGCTTCGGTATTCAGTGGGAAGAAGAGGACGCTGTAGCATTCGCTGATGCAGCTGCCGATTAACCATAAATTAATACCCTTAAGGGGGCAGGGACTTCGGTTCCTGCCCCTTTATTTATTCTGTTATAATAGAGATATCTATATAGGAGGCATTTAATGTCAGAAAATGATGCATGGAATGGTCCAGTATCTGATAGCCACGCAGATCTGATTACCGCAAAGGCAACAAAAAAGCGGTCAGATGGCGATGGTACAGATACCGTTGGGACAATTGAGACGGGTGCAATTGGTGTTGCTAAATCAACAGCAAAGCCAAAAACAACAAAAAGTTCAGCACCCAAGAAAGACAAAGAGCCTACCGTGGCTCTGCATTCCACAAGGAATGTTGTTTGGGAGGGTGTTGGAAAGATCGATAAAGGATACAACATTCTTCCTAAAGCACAGGCCGAAAAGTGGCTAACACGTAGTCATGTTCGTGAAGCTACTCCGGAAGAAGTTGCTAGAGAATACGGTAAGTAAAAATGGAAATACTGAGGGTTCCGTCATATTCAGCTGATGCTGTAATTAATGTATCTAGTGCAAGCACTAGCTATGACTACACCATTACTGATATGGCGGACTCCTCGGTAACCACTGGCAGCACAACATCTAGCTCCGCTTCAAAGGTTACAATTACTTTGCCATCAGAATACGATGGATCATATCTAATCAACATTGATTCTACAGACCACTACTATGATGTAGTTCGACCCTATGTAGATCCCACAACAAAAGCAGACACTGCTTCAGAGATTGCTGAATACACCAAGCATGAAGAATTAGCCAGGGCAATTATTGACTCCGTAATTATTGAAGGTTTTTATTACAAAAAGAAAACTATTGAAACTACTGGTTTGGGCGCAGACTATATTCCTCTTTGGATAAATGCTAAGAAGGTGTTGAAACTGCACGAAAACAACGTTCTCCTTTATGACGCATCAGACCCAGACAGCTACAGTACGTCTTACGGAATCACTTCCGATGGAACAGCTATCGTAGAAACCTTTGATGGCAACATTAACAGGCTAGAGTCCGCACAGCTAATTATGCCAACATCTGGATCAGATATTATTGATATCAAATATGTTTACCGTGGATTCCCCAGAACTTTTGACTACAGAATTACCCTTGCTGTAGGCTACCCCAATTTGCCAAACAATATCGTTCGAGCAGCAGAGTTGCTCATAGAAGATATCGCTTGTGGAAAGCTAGACTACGCAGAAAGATATATGAAGTCTTATCAAACAGATCAGTTTAAGATCGGCTTCGACAACCGAGTCTTCGAGGGGACGGGAAATCTAGTAGTAGACAAGATTCTATCTAATTACGCAAAGTCTATTACTACACTAGGAGTTTTGTAATGGATTGCGGATCTAAAGACCCAATATACCCAATGCAGGCAGATATCTTCTACCCAGAGGTCTCACAGGGCGCCTACGGCAATGTTTCTAAGACCTGGATGAAAGACAGAACTCTTGTATGCAGTCTTGGTCCAGCGGGCTCTAGGTTTAGGGAAGAGCTTACTCCAAATGTGGATATCAGCATTGAGT